GTAAGTAACAGGTGCTAGAGCTTTTACAAAGTCTAAGCCAAGGTCTAGGGCAGTGAAGTCTGTCTTGTCTCTTGCATCAGAAGCAGCAGTAACGTCTTGTTGGCAATTAAATGTCGCAATGTTTTCATCGCCAAGAACGATAAGGTTACTGGCTGTTGTTATATTACCGCCCGGGCTACCTGAGCGTCCTGAGTCTGTACCTAAGAACATATTGTTACTACCGCTAGTAAGAGCATTACCTGCCGCTTGGCCCAGAGTTGTGTTATTGTCACCAGTGACAGCTGCGGCACCCATACAATCTTTACCAACGGCGGTGTTACCACTTCCAGTTGTAAGAGAATCTCCTGCAAGAGCACCTATGAGGGTGTTAGCTGTGCCTGTGGTTACTGCTGTACCAGCACCATGCCCTACTGCTGTGTTAAACGCATCTGTAGCACTTGTAAAGTTTTGCGTCATTAATGTTGCTGTACCTAGCGCAACAGACTTACTACCTAGCGTATCGGCAGTTAATGCCTGATAACCTACAGCTACATTTAAGTCAGCATCCGTTAGCGCATCACCTGCCAAAGCTCCAATGAGGGTGTTGCTGATGCCTGTGGTTACTGCTACACCTGCGTTATGACCTACTGCTGTGTTGTGAGTAGCAGTAGCTGAAGTAAAGTTTTGAGCAGTTAATGCTTGCCTACCTATTGCTACAGATTTACTACCTTTTGTGTCATCAGTTAAAGCGCCTTGTCCAATAGCTATATTGTCACTAGCCTCAGTTAATGCGTCACCAGCAACCATCCCAACTATAACGTTAGAATCACCAGTAGTAATCGCCGTACCTGCTTGATCGCCCACGACAGTATTAAAATTACCACCGCTTTGAATGCTGTTACCTGCGTCGACACCTGCGCGGAAGTTGCTTGTGCCTGCTGAAGCAGTAATTATGTCTGCTCCATTTGCAAAGGTTACGTCTGCTGCAAAGTTAACTGCACCATCTACGTCTACTATGTCTAGGTTAGTCGTGCCGTCAATGTCTACGTTACCTGAGATATCTAAAGAAGCCGCAATGATCTCGCCGCTTGCGTTGATAGCTCCGTTAATGTCAATCGTAGTTGCCGCAATTTGAATTTCAGTGTCAGCTACAATGTCTAGTTGACCATCAGTACTTGAGTTAATGTAGATCGCTGAGTCTCTAAACTGAACCTTCTTATCAGTACCAAGAGTAGAATCAGCGTTAGAAGCAAAGCCACCGTTAAACACAGTAGCGGCAGTTGTAGTCAGTACGCCTGTAACAAGGGCAGTGGTCGCCATATTTACAGCGCCATCAATATCTACTACGTCTAAGTTAGTTGTACCATCTACATCTAGATCACCATTAAAGTCTACGTTACCTGCGACTGTAAGTGTTGTAGCCATGTCAACAGCGCCATCAATGTCAACAATGTCTAGGTTTGAAGTGCCGTCTACATCTATATCTCCTGATATATCCAAGGAAGCGCCTGTTAGGACTCCTGCAACGGTAAGCGTAGAGGCCATGTCTACTGCGCCATCTATATCCACTACGTCTAAATTAGTAGTACCGTCTACGTCTATGTTTCCTGATATATCTAATTCAGTACCTATTAATTTTTGTGTAAGAGTTACTACACCATCACTTGCAATCGCAATTGCATCTGCATCTCCAACTGAACCAATTTGTCCAGCGTTTGCAATCGTAATACCGCCACTATGAATATCTCTACCAGTAAAAGTAGCTACACCATCAACTTGAAGCGTTGTAGCCATGTCAACAGCACCGTCAATATCTACAACATCAAGGTTAGCTGTTCCATCTACATCTATATCGCCTGAGATATCAAGAGAAGCACCTGTTAAGACTCCGGCTACGGTAAGTGTAGAAGCCATATCAACTGCGCCATCAATATCTACTACATCAAGATTAGCTGTTCCATCAATATCAATGTCTCCAGAAATATCTAAAGAAGAACCTGTTAAGACTCCAGTAACGCCAAGAGTACCAGCAATCGTTGCATTAACATCTACATCAAGCGTGTCAATATGAGCTGTACCATCTAGGTAAAGATCTCGCCACTCTTGTGAAGAGCTTCCAAGGTCAAATGCACTATCAGTATTCGGAATAATATTGCTGTTTACATCTGCACCAAATACAACATTATCTGAAGCTGCATCACCTAAAGTAAGTGTACCGCCGTTAAATGTAGTTGTACCTGTTACTACTAAGTTACCACCTACATCTAAGTTGCCTGAAATATCTACAGCACCATTAATATCAATAGTAGGTGCAACAACCTGTACTTCAGTATCAGCAACAATATCAAGCTGTCCATCAGTGCTAGAGTTTACATAGATTGCAGTATCTCTAAATTGTATTTTATTATCGGTAGCAATAGTTGTAGCGGCTGCAATGTTTACTGCACCATCAATGTCTACCACGTCTAGGTTAGTAGTACCATCTACATCAATGTCTCCAGAGATATCAAGGCTTGCAAATACTGAAGTACCTGTAGCTGTTACAGTACCTGAAACATCTAGATTAGCATTAACATCTACAAGCGTAGCATTAAGTTCAATCTCGTCTGTTGCTGCAATATCTAATACAGTACCAGAAGGAGCATTAATGTACTGTGTAGTATCATTAAAGAATAAACCTCTTGCACCATTTAAAAGAAGACCAGCATCTGCTAAGTGAGTAAGCGTTACATCTTGATCGTCTCCAAAAGCGATAAGAGCACCGTCAGCAAGGAAAAGATCACTGAACTCTAAAGATGTTGTACCTAGTGAAGCGCCATCAGAGGCATCAGGCACAAAGGCTGTAGTAGCTGTAATAGTAGTTGCCTGTAAGGTACTAGAGCCTGTAATGGCTCCTGTGACCCCTAGAGTGCCACCAATAGTAGCGTTACTAGAACCTGTAATAACGCCTGTGACTCCTAGAGTTCCAGCAACCGTGGCATTGACATCAACGTCCAAAGTGTCGATGTGAGCTGTTCCATCCAAAAATAAATCTTTAAACTCCAGTGAGGCTGTACCCAGATCAATGTCATTATCAGTAACAGGAACAATAGCACCATCTTGGATTCTAATTTGCTCAACAGGCGATCCACTAACTTCAACGAATACTCCCCATCTATTATTTGTAGTATCTACTACAATTTTATTATTAAAATTTAAATCACCGATCTGTGTAACGTTACCACCTTGACCAGCACTTCCATCGTGTCTGTGTCCGGTAGAACTGGCACTGCTTGAAGAGTATGTAAAAGCGTTTACTACTTGGTTAAATTCATTATTAAATAAAGCCGCTGTAATTGTATCGCCATCAGCAAACGAACTTTGTCTTGTATAATTCTGAGCCATTAATTTATCTCCTGCCTGAAGGCATATAATCTATATAAATACCGTTTACAGCGTATGATGGTTTTTGGTCGTCGCTTGAAATTCTAAAGCTACATGTATTGCCAGAACCTTCTAAAGTAATTCTTTCCATAGGATCAGTAGTTGCTCCAAAGGTTACAGCGTTTAATACTGCTGTTCCAAAAATAGCAGGTAGTGAAATTGTAGATACAGCAAATGGTTCTGGTTGAGGTATATCAGGATCTTCATAGTCATAACGCACTCTAAAGCTAGGAAGAATTTCTCCTTCAGGACTAAAAGAAACTCTTGCATACTTTAAAGTTTTTCTAGTTCCTATATCACCAAAGTCAAAATTAGGTGTTTCATATATAGCAGAAATATCTACTGCTGAACCAGCATTATGAAAAGAATTACCACTTATGTGGTTATAAACGTAACCGTCTTTATCGCCGTGATATATTTTTTCTACGTTGTCTGAATCTAAATCAGAAGCTAGTCCCAGTGCTTGAATACCTACTGTCTCTGACCACGCAAAACCGTTAGATGTTAAAGTTCCTATAATACCTTTAGCTATATTAGGACTTGTCCCTTCTGTACTATAAAATAATCTATACTGAGACTTGCTTCTTAAAACTGCACTTGTAATAATATTAGCAGCGTTTATTGATATGTCTTTAATAATGTCTTGTATTTGCCTACTAACAGAGCTTAACTCTACGTCACCAATTCTTGCTGTACCTGCTACAGTACGTACACCGTCTGGAGCTAAGAATAAAATATCACCACCAATTTCTTGAATGCTTCCGTGAGATAAACAACCCACGTTAGTTGTAATAGGTGTTACTGCAACAGTGCTGGAATTATTTATATTAGAAAGTTTTTGTATACTGTTATTACCAAAAATAATTAAGTCACCACGAAAACTTGCTAGTCCTACAACAGCATCAGAAATTACTATACTTCCTGATCCTGTACTGCTAAAGCTATCAATGTCATTTGTACCACTATAGTACACAGTATTTTTAGATGACGAATCACCAGCAACCACAAGGTGTTTATCGTGTATAACTGCTATTGCTGGGCCTACGGTACTGCTTACAGTAATTTCTTTAGCAAAAAAAGTACGTGTTTCTAAGCCACCAGTGCCTGTCATCTGAAATAAAAACGGCTCATTGACCCCATCACAGATTACAATCTCTCCGTAATCTGAAGTACCTTCGTAGGTTGCAAAAGTACAACGGCCTTGGCCAGTTCTAGCAGCAACTGAACGACCTGTAAAGGCACTATAGTTATCACCGCCAGAAGCTACAGAAGCTTTATTAAGCTGTAGCCATGTTGTTTCCCCATCAATACTAAAGAATATACCAGTTCCTGAACAGACAATAACACCGTCAGCGTATACTGCCATTCCTAAAATAACTTCACCGCCATTAGGCCGTGTGTCTCCAAATAAAGAATAGCCGTCAATACGCCTATAACCACCGTCAGGATCTACTTCAAAGTTACGAAGCTTAGTAGCTTGTCCCGGCTGCTGAAGCATTTCAAGCTGGTTTAGGTTGACGTTTAGACCGCCTTTACAAGAATATCCCCAAGGCTGAGACACTAAACAAATCTCATTCTGTCATCTTTGAAATAGCCGGGAGCTGGTTCCATAAGATGAAGGCGCATGAGTTTTAAACCACGCTTGTAATCTTCTAAAGCAAAAGCAGCAGCTTGTGAGTTTTCTTTAAACTGGTGCATGTAGTACCTAGCCCTTGCTAACAGCACAGGCTTATAAGTATCTGCAAATACAATAGCATCTCCAAAGGCATCAAGCTCTGTAGGAAGGTCATAGGCATAAAACCAAATACGATATACTTTATCAGGGATGGCGCTTAGACCAAACTTACGGCTGTCTGGGCTGCGTATTACGCGAGAAGGAACACCGTACTGTTGAGTGTCTGAGGCATCTTTGTTCTGAGAGACTCTAAAAAAGTCTTTCCACTCTTCAGTAGTTGTAAACTTTATGTTACGGATAGTATGTGGAGCTACTTCTCCAGAAACGCCAACAGTTGTTAACAAGAAATTATCCCAGTCAATGTAACCATAATCAGTTGTTATGCTACTAGAAGAAGGCTTTAGCTCGTACCAACGAGTACCAGCTACTGTTTCTACATACGCATTTCCGTACATGTGATCTGTTTCACCGCTTTCATCAGTAGCTAGAAAAGGCCACTGAGGTTCTTCGTTAACAATGTCTAAGTAGCCTCTGTTAATACAATCTTTAGCATGTTGCTGAACACCAATAGCGTTTGCAAAAGTAGATGAAGTTAAAGCAACCTCATTCAGCTCTCGTAGCAGTTCATTTGTTAACGTAAGAAATGTTGCCATTGTTTACTTCCCTGCTTTTAATTTTGCTTTTTTAGATAAGTTTTTTTTGTGAAACAGCTCTACACTTGTTTTTCCATGTGACTTTCCTGTATGTAAAGAACCGTCAGGCATTTTGTGAGTGCCTCCTTTATATTCAGTACCATCTTTTTTGTAGTGGGGAACACCTTTCATTAGTAAGTTACGCTTTTATTTTTACCAGCCATTGAACTACAAGCTTTTTCCATAGAAAAAATATCGGCTTTACCCTTCATAGATTTTCCACCTTTAGCATAGCCACCACGAGGTTCAGCCATTTTCTTTTTCATTTGACCTTGCATGGTTTCTACCATACTTCCACCCATATAACCGCCACGCATATATTTATCTTTCATTATTCTTGCTCCATGCTAAAAGTTTTAGAAGTTTCTCTAGCTATTTCAAATTCAGTTTTATTACCAAAAATACGATCATAGTTGTTTTGATATTTATCTTTGTCAAAACCCTTACGAAAACGACTTTCTTGAGAAACAATCGCTTTCCTAAACATTACTGGCTTATCATTACTTCCTATTTGTGGCATACATAAATCCTGTGTAAAAAAAGATTGGGGGCTTTTTACGGCCCCCGTTCAGTTTAGTCGATACCATAAAACGCTGAAACCATAGCATCTGCTCGCAGCACCTTAGCACCATATACGTGAAGACCACGTACAATGTCGCCAAAGCTATCTGGGTCACGAATGACTTCAGTGCTAGTGATGGTCTGAGCCGTAGCAGTAGCAGACATGTGACCAGCAATAACCTTACCAGCAGCATTAGATGCAGCAGCAATGTTATTAGTCTTGTACATATCAAAGCCACGCAGCTTGCCAGAGCTTACCAAACCATTACGGATGGAGCCTTGACCGGCGTTGTAGTCTACTGACAAGAGCTTAGATGAGCTTTGTACGAGGATCTCGTAGAACTCAGGTGAAGCCAAGAACCAACGACCTTCTTCAGGAATGTTTTGCTCGTCAAGGAGACGGGCCATACGAGAAAGAACGTCAATAGGATCGTGCTCAGATGAGCCAAAGCCAATGTCCAAGTTACCAGTACCGTCAAACGTACCAGCAGCAAGGTCAGTTGCGTTGTCAGAACCAAGGATGTGGTTAGGACTTGAAGCAGAAACGCCAGCGAACATCGTAGCAATTACGCCTTCGTCAAAAGCATCACGCAAAGCGTAAGCTGCTGAAGAGGTTGCTACTTCGCGGAAGTTTACATGCGACATGTTAGTTTCAATATCATCAACAATGAACTTGAATGCGTTAGCAGTGTCAACAACAAGACTAACTTCTTGGTCAGTCAAAGCTGTTTTAGTTACATCTGCGCCACGCTCATACTGATAAACAGTGATGACAGGTTCCTTGATGATTCGTACAGTGTCACCAAAACCAGAGATCTCACCAGCATAATCGGTGTTCGTAATAGCTTCCGCTACTGAAGACTTCCGAAAGAAGTTGAGTACCTGTTTGGAATATACTTTGGGTAGGAAAAACGAGTTTGTTTGACCTGCTACTGAATTACCAAAGTTACCGTTAGTGTCTGTACCTTGCTCAAATAGAGCGTCTGATGCGTTATAAGCCATATTATATTACTCCTAAGTAGAAAAGATTATCCTCTACGAACCCTTCCCTCAGTCATTGCAATTTTGATTTCTTCTTCAACTCTATCAAATTGGTCGAGGGACATTTTCGCAATTTCACTCTCTGTCCAAATCTTAGCTTCCTTAGCATCTATATTAGTTGTTTTAGTAGATACCATATCAGCAGCAGAGTTTTGTGGCTGCCTACGATTTGAACGTCTTTTTTGAGTAACCTGTCCTTTCCCAGTTTCTAACTTATAAAGGTCTAACGCTTTAACAGCTAAAGTAACATTATTAGGATTGTTATAGATCCAATCTTGTATTTGATCCGGTTGTTCCTGCGCCCATTCGTGAAAGCTATCATCTCCTCTGATCTTATCAAAGTCAGGATGACGTTCCTGTAGAGCTGACTCAGCTTCTCGCGCTGCAATCTCTGATTCCCGTTGTTCAATAACAGAAAGCTTAGACCGTAGTGCTTCTACTTCGTGTTGGCTCCTCATGTGAGCTACAGTTTCTACCGTATCATATAGATCAGGATATTCTTCTCTAAAACGGTCTAAGTCCTCTTGAGACTTAGGAGCTTGGTATTGGGGTTCAGCTACTCTAGCTTGATCCAACATGTCTTGCTCTTTACGTTTAAATTCAGAAAGCTTCTGATCGTAATGTTTCTTTAAATCATCATAGCGTTTTTTATAATTAGTATTGGGTTCATCCTCAGAAGAAGGGGCCTTTTTTCGGGTGGCCTTCTGCTGTTGAGGTTCTTCGTCATCATCGTCTGCATAATACAAACTTTCAGCAGCGTTAAGAGTTTTTTTCTTATCTTGTTTATGCCAAGGTTTACGCGCATTATACGGGTTTGATACTTCTTCCTCTTCGTATGCCTGTTCGGACATGTTACTCTCCTTTTCTACGGGGCTTGTTTTCTTGCAAGGTAGCCAATTTAAAACGTCTTTAAAATCTGGGGCTTGTTAATACAAGGTAGCCGTACTGTTGTTTTTTTAGCGTCTTCCTCCCATCAGGCTTGGCATTTGATTAGCACCCAACATAGATTGCTCTATAGGGTCTTCCTCTTCCTCCATTTGTTTATTAGGCATTCCATAAGGATTACTTAATAAACCGCCTTCTGCGTATCCGACTTTACCTCCACTAGCTTTTCGTTCTGCATCGTCCATCATTGTTTGAAGGTTGTCTGCTCCGATTTCACTGGTGGCTTCTTCGGTGACTACAAATTCTCCGTCGCTTAATCGCGCAGGAATAGAATCTGATACACCATCTCCGGGGCCTTCGACTTCTCCAGCTCCCGAAAACTCTGATGCAGTCGTTACGACTTTATCAAAGATTTCACTAAGCCTTGGATCTGACTCCAAAGCTCCCATTAAATATTCTTGTTCTGTTTCATCTAAAGACTCATTAAGCATAAAGCCCATGTAGTCACCTTCCATTTGAGCGTCTGGAACCTGTGATTCTCCAGCCATTGCTTGTTCTTCAGGTGTAAAAGTATCTACAGGCATTTCAGATTCCATACCCATTTCAAGGGGTACAAGCAGTGAACCACCCTCAGCTTTCATAGTTCTATCTTCTTCTTTAAACACAGACATTTTTACTTCTTGATCTACGTTTTGTGTTTGTTTTTGAAAGTTTTTCTGGATACGTTGCTGCTCTTCAGGTGACTCAGCCGATTTCATTTCTTGTTTAAAAGAGCTATACATCATTCGAAAAGAATCTTCGTCACTTGTAGCCATATCGTCTGTTGTTTTTTTATTCAGCATACTTTTATCCATCTTTTCTCTCCATTGCTTCTTTAACGATGTCCTTCAGGCTCTCTAACTTAGCCAGAGAACTCAGCCTCCCCTGACTGCGGTACAGCTCCAGTTCCGATGTTGCCACCGCCAGTACCTGTAGCTCCAAGCTCTTGAGGCTGCTCAGGTGCTCCTTCAGGGGGAGCCATACCTCCGGGTTGTTCACCAGTGGGGCCAGCTTCCGGGCCAGTTGCCTGTCCAACATTATTTTGCATCCCTATAATTTGAGCCATTAGTGCTGCTTCTTCTGGATCGTTGATCAATTCATCTGGATCAAGGTCAAGACTGTAAGCAAGCTCGCTAATTAGCTTGTTCATTTTAATGAATGGTGCAATAGCAGGGTTTTGAGCAGTCTGTAGGAACATAGTCAAGCGTTGGCTACGTACTTCCTTCTGCATTAAGCTATTAGTACCCGTGGCTTTTACTTCTAAGTCGCCTGTAACGTCTAACTTAGACTCTAAAAACTGCATGTTCCACTGAAAATATGATTCGCCCATTGGCTTCAACAAGAAATCATCAAGGTTTTTAATAACAGTCTTGATGTTAAGAGATGCTGCGCCAAGTAGCATGGACATTCCTGAAGCAGTTCGCGTCATACTCTGGACACCTGTTTGACCATGAGAATAGCTTGGGATACCTGTCTGTTCATCTGCAAGCTGCCTGAATTTATCAAACATCATCATGTTTTCTTGTGAGGTGTTGGGAAACTTTAAGCCATTAATAGCCTGTCCGGGTACTCCTGCTTGTCTTCGGAATACTTTGCCCGGATAAATCTCCATACTTTGACCGCCCACAAGAGCAGTTTCGTCTACATCAAAGACTAATGACCCTGACAACGCTAGATTGTCAATTGCCATACGTGCATGACCATTCATGATCTTTTGAGAGTCATCCATGTTCTCTGCAACGCCGATACCAAAGAAACTATAGGGGTTTCTCTCGTATGGGAAGGCATGATAAGGCAATCTGAAAGGCGTAAAGGGGTTTATTACTGCTCGTAACATTTGACCATTGCAGATCCAAGCATTAACTTGTACTTCATCTAGGTCATCTACTTCATCTGGAATATCCATACCAACTTGGCGAGCATACTCAGCATCAATAACTCCCCAGTATTCCAAAACTTCAAACTGTCCTGAACCAGTGTCGTCAGAACGGTGATCATCTTTTAATTCTTGTTCATAATCTTTTTCTTCGTAGTTAGGCCCTACCATTAAGGCTTCACGAATAGCGTCTTTGTTAAAATATGGCATCTTAGCCAACGAACGCAGCTTAGTGCGGTTCATACGGTGGCGATGGAATACATATTCTGCTTCGTTTATGGTTGTAGCGTTTGGATCAGGGAAAAAATCCCAAATGCTGACAAACTCAATACGAGGAACGCGCACATCAATTGGAGAATATCTCCTAGATCCTTCTTCATCTTCTTCCCAGCGACTTAATGTCTTATTAAAGTTAAATGGTCCCTTTACGATGCCTGTTCCAAATAGAGCAGACTCAAAAAGAGCGTTACGTATTTCACTAGCACCGTTAGATTCTTCAATTTGATCATGAATTAGTTTCTCTAAACGTCTTGCAGCTTCTTTTGCTGGACTAACTTGAATGGCTTGTGGATTAGGACTAGGCCCATCTACAAGTTTATCGGCTCCCTGTACCTCAATAGGAGTTTCATCAAAGTTGCCTGAGCCAAAAGTAGCTCCGGGCTTTAATACACGACCATCACCATCAAAACCTACATCAAATGGGTTTTCTTTTTCTCCTTTTTCGTCTTCAGCAGGTTTTTCTTCTGAAGTTTCAATACCGGGGAGAGGGTTTTGAGGATCTAAATGGGCATACTCGCTAATACCTTCTGGTATTTTAGTCTCTGAGATGCCAATAGGGAACTTGTTAGCTCCGAATATTACATCTACAAGCTGACCAAAGGCCGCGAGAACCTTTGTTTTAGTTACTTTAACAAAAATTCTAGATTTTTCTGATTCTCTAAAGCGTACATTCTTATCATACAATCCACGATAGTTGTGGTATGCAGTTAACCAACGCTGTTCATCCATGTCTCTAGCACTTTCAGCCTGTTCGTAACGATCCATAAGAAGACCGACAAAGTTATTACGCAAGGACTCCTCTAGTGTAAGCTGGAGTCCCTGTTCGTCTTCTACTTGTTCAAAGTATAGACCGTTAGCAGTTAGGCTGTTTTCGTTATCCATCTATGTATTAGAGTTCTTGGAACTGAGCAATAAACGTAACAGTTGTTGCAGCAGTTGCAAGGTCAGCACCGATAGGTCGTAGCGTTACAAAGATGTTTCGTGCTCCTGCGCTGTACAAAGCACCTGCAATTACAACTGCTTCTGAAGTAGCTGGACCGCCTTTAGGGCCAACTCCGGTAGTAGCAAACTGGTTAGCTGCTTTACCGTGTGCATTTTCAATTACATAGAGAGGTACGTTAGCCGTCCAAGTTACAGCAGCACCGCCGTCATCTAGGATAGCCGTAGCCGCAAGTAACTGAGCACCAGCAGAAGCAGTACCAATAGAAATGTCTAAATCGTTACCACTTGAACCAGCAGTAACAAGGTTACCCTGTGGATAAGCAATTAAGTTCATAAGAACTGTCCCTGCTGGCTGTGCGATAGTGACAATGGTATTAGTATCGTCTGTTACCGCAATAGTGCCTGTAGTTACTTTTACTTCGTTAGTAGTAGTAACTTCTTGATCAGGGTTGGTTGTTTCTACACGATCTGCTAAGTCTCGTACATCACCTGTTTTAGAAGAGTTTCGTCCGGTGTCTCTAATATTTACTGCTGCCATAGTCGTTTTCCTTTATTTTAATATCCGAAATCTGCATCTGCGGGTGTGTATGCTTGTTCCATACGTAAGTGCCGCATCTGTGCTAGTGGGTCATTTACTCTTGGCCTTGACATAATAAGATACCGTAAGGCATCGTATGCGTGGTCAGGAGCATGTGTGTTAACATCTTCAGGATTAATCTTATCCAGAGGAATACTTTGAAGCTCGCGTATCAGGCTAGGACAGCTACTGAAAATCTGTAATCTTGGTCGTCCGCTTGGCTGAAGCCTCAAGTATTCGTGGATTTGAATTTTACCCTGTATTCTGTTTTTATCTGCTCTACGCAGCTTATGGCCCTGTCTTACCAATGTTTCACCGACTGTAGGCCCTGTCGTTCCTGTTCTAGCCCAAGCTGCTGTATCTAGTACACCTTGAACTGAGAAAGGGTCTTCTACTTCCATTTCTGTAATCTTGTACCCTAAGTCTTCGCCTGTTAAACCCTTTTTGTATAGTTCTCTATAAACAATAAGAGTACCGTCACTTGGATCTATTGTAGCCCATATACAGGCTGACTCACTGGCGTAACCATAATCCACTCCTTTAACTCTATCCCAGTGTATCGGGATTTGAAATGGTGGTATTACATGTTCCTCTATATTAAACTCGGTAAAAGCCGCCCCCTCGTTTACGTCCCAATTACCTTCTAATAGCTGTTTGCGCTGCGTAGGGGGCAAAGCTTTAAGCATGTGCTCATAGCGACCATCCGTTGCTAAATAAGGATTGTCTTCTAAACGAGCTGGTATAAACTTTCTTGTAAGACCATCTTTACCTAAAAAACTTGTATCAGGATCTGACGGTAGTATATACCTATTTTTTACCCAATGAGCACCTACGCCACCGGGGTTAGCAGTGCAACGCATGTACGGCGTTATCTCACTGTCTGTTGTTCTTAGCCGTGAAGCTAGGTAGTTCCAGCTAAACTCTGTGGGTAGGTGAGTAATCTCATCAAAACCTATCCAACTATATGCTTGTCCCTGATAACGGTATACGTCTGCATCACGCTCAAGGAAGCCGAACTCTACTTTAGCTCCTGAAGGAAAGTTCCAAAGCTTCTCTACTTCCCTATATTTACAACCGGGAAAAGCTCTGGGATATAATTCCCTTGACTTATCTATTAGCTCTCTAAGCTCTGGCATTGAGCGTCTAATGATTAATGCCCTGTGTGCGGCTCTATGAGCGTATCTGAGAGGATCTACGAGCATTGCATAGCTCTTACCACCCCCTGCTGCTCCACCGTACAGTACATCTGTTTCTGACGCTGCAAGGAACTCTGTCTGAGGCCCTTCATTTGGAGCAAAGATTACATTTTTTTGCTGTGCTTCTTCTTTAACCGACTCAGGCATACTTTCTAAGTCAACAATCTTACCTTCGTTTGTTACAGCGTCTTCAGGTTCGTCCAGCTTTTTAAAAGTTGTTTGCTTCTTTTTTAGTTTTGTTCTAGCTGTCTGTAATCTTTTTTCTAAAGATTCTACGGTGTCTTTGTTTTGCTTGACTGACTTCTTCGCACTCATCTTAGCTTTCACTTCAGAGTGGTAGTTGTACTGTCTAGGAGCTTTACCAGCTTTCTCCATGTAGTTACTAAGAGTCTGATGAGAGATCTTTACGTCTTCTCCTAGCTTACTCTTAATGTGTACTAACCCTTCGCGTAATGAAGGGATACTTTCATCTAAAAGACCATCAATGGTTTCTTCTAGGACTTCTAAGTGTCCGGGTATAGCCTCCAACATGTTTGTTTCTTTGTTGAGAGTATATCCAAAAGGTACAATGCCTCTTCCTTTTGGTCTAGTCCTTGGATACAGCGTATTCTGCGTCATCTACAGTTACCGGGGTTTTAGCAGGTAGTATAAATAAAGACCCTTGTGAGTCATCTACCTTATGGTTTACATCAATTCTTTCTGCTTTACCCAAACCAATCCTATCTAGAATTGTTTGAGCAGCTTGTATCTTAACATTCGACTGTGGAATAGAGTGTTCCGCTTCCATTACTTCTACCAGCTTAAAAGCTGCTTTAGGTGCAGACTGAGCTAGTACATCAGAGGCTAGATCTATCATCTCCTGTTTAAGTGCTTTAATGACTTGAGGATAGCTTCCTTCGGAATAACCCGCTAATTCTGCTGCTTGTTTTGGATCACCTCCCGTCTTTAGTAGGTTTGCTAAGAAACTTAACTGACGTTCTGTATATTCACGCTCACCTTGCTTTTGTGTATTACGAGGTAAGTATTTAGATATGTGTGTACTCATGGAATCCTATTATAGGGCTGTATTAGGATGTTGTCAAGTCTTTTATGCAATTCCTACGGAATTATGCTTTTTTATTAAACAATGTTGTAATTGTCCTTGACAAATAACAAATATAACTGTATACTCTATTACATAGTTAAAAGCTTCTAACGATATACTGCAACTATAATAAAGAAATAATAAAGAATGTAGAAGCTTTTAAAAGCTTTTAAATAGAGAGCGCAACTTTCTACAGCTTTTAAAGGCTTTCCCCAACATCCCCTTTTTGTTTTCCCCCAAAGCAGCCCCGTATTCCCCCTTTATTTTGACAACTTGAAAAAGCTGTAAAATGTTCGTGCATGTATTATGTGTGGGTGGGGGTGGGGTGGCCTCCTGCCCGGCCCTTGGCAAGCTTCGGACAGATTCTCAATCTGATAGCATTTAAAAGTTATAAGAAAGCAGCTTTTAAAAGCTTTTAGATATAAGCCTAATATTCTCAATTTGACGCACCTTTTAAAAGCTTCTAA